ACTTGCTGCAATTACGTTGTCAATATCATTATCAGTTGTAGCAACATAACGATCTAGAAGTTCCACAACTAGCTTTTTAGTGTGGCATGAATTCATTGCCGCAAGAAGAAGTGGTCTTACGATTTCAACTAGTGCTCCCATAGTTACCTCCTATAAGGTGTTTCTCTTCTATTTATCAATATTAACTAATTTTTAATCAATCAAATCTAGAAGACATATTATCTTGTGCTCTCTGAGCAGCAGCACGGCGCTTATCAATTATCTGTTTTGGTGATTGTCTTTCGGAACCAGGCTCTCCAGCAGCAGGTGGTAGCTCTCCAGGTGTCTTTTTCTTTCCTCTTGGCTGAACGCCTAGTCTACCTGCACCCATTGATTTAGAGACCAGTTTGAATGCAGCACTTGGCTCAGGAGGTCTTGGCTTTCCTTTGTCTTCTCTTCTTCTTTCATCTAGATGCTCAACTTCTTCATCAGTTCTATACGCACCAACTGTACCTGGGCGTGGGCGCTGAGGACCATATTTAGAAGCAGTTTTAACATCACGTTCAACTCGGTTCGCTGCAATACTTGCAGAAGCTCTAGTCACCATCTTATTTTTGGTTTTTTTTACATTATCAATAGATGACTGAGTTGATTTTTGATAATTTTCAAGATCCTTATCTTCACTTCTCATATCAACTTGAGGATTGATGATTACACCATCCTTTCTTTTCCCCTTTACGTCTGGAGTATTATCAGTTCTATTTGTCTGAGTTAAGCTAACAAACTTTGAAGTTGCAGTATCATCAGAAGTTTTTTTCTCTGTTAGATGTCTCCAATCCGCAAAAGTAAATCTCTCAATGTCAAAAGTGTCACAAAGCTTTTGCTCAATAATTTCACGAGCTGAAGGTCCAGACTCTTCCACCATTAGCATTGCCTGCTCTAGGAAATAGTCAAAATGCTCTTGATCGAGAGATTCAAAGATTTCCTGAACTTCATCATAATTGAATGCAATTTCAGACTCAAGGAAGTAGTGAGTTAGAAGTTCTCTCTCCTCTTTTTTCATCCTTTTAACAAAAGTTCCCACTGCTCTACCTGCAGCCTGAGCTGCAGTTGCTCCAGATCTTCTAGCTGCTACTGCTTGCCCTGCAGCCGCTCCAGCAGCTCCCGCAGCTTTAACTGCAGTTCTACCTGCTGCTTTAGCTGCTCTACCAGTTGTAACAGTTGCTTGTCTTCTTGCCCTAGTTGCGGCGGCGGATGTTTCAGCTTCTCTGCCTTTTGCCCTAACCGCATCATAAGTTGCTTTAACTTCTGCAGCACGTCTTGCTCCTACTTGTCTTGCTGTGTCTACTGATCTTTTAAGGAGTGCAGTATCTTTTTCTGCTCTTGCTTTAAGTGCTCCAAGAATACCACCTTTTGCCTTTTCTTTAGTTTGTGTTGGTGTTGATTTAGTTTCTGGCTGAGATTTCTTGGCCATTGCAATCTTAGATTGACTCTGCAGTGCAGACTTCATTCCTGATGATTTTGATGCTTCTTTCTCTCTCTCAGCTTTTCTTGATTTGTGCTCTGCCGATGCACGAATAGCAGCAGTCTTTGCACCACCTTTGAGTGAGCCAATTGACTTGCCACTCTTAGACATTCCAGAACCACGAACTTTAGTGCCACCAGCACCTCTTCTCCACTCTACAAGAAACTCTTCAGATGAAATTTCATCTACAAAATCACAGAAGTCATCAAGACCCATTTCTTCAATTAGAATATCAATGCCATATTCATTGAGACCTTCTGCGATTAGATAATCTGCAACGAAATCAATATCTTCATTGTTAATTTTTACACACTTATCTTTACCACTTTCAGTGCCAGCATACTTATATCCTTTCCAGCAAGCTTTGCCATCTACACCTTGTTCTTTACCCTCTTTATTTTTTGCTTCGACGGTAAACTCTTCATTTCTAGGATCTCTGCTGCCTCTAAATGGCTCTAGACCTTGACGGCGACGTGCTTTATTTCCAGCACCCTGATCACCATATCCAGCATATCTTGAACCTTTACCACCAGTGGATTTTTTCTCATACCCAGGATTTCCAGGGCCATCGCCACGAACTGCAATGTTATGAAGATTTGCTCTATCTCTTGAAGTTACACCATATGTCTGATACTGTTTAGCCGCTAGTCTTCGTTGACGGGGACCAGGACGCATTGCCTCATCTACAGTTTCATCTTCCTGAAGTTGTCTGTTTCTCCAAAGCTCAGCTACGTAATCTACTGCCTCTTTTCTGGTCTTCTTGACATCATCACCCTCTTCATATGGAGTATCATCTCCATCAGAATTCCACCAAGGATTCTTGCCATTAAACTTGCGACCCTTTAGTTTAGGTCTTTTTTTCTTCTCTGCAATAACTTCAGTCTCTTCCTTCTTCATTCCACCTTTAGCACTTAGCTTTGCCTGAATACGTTGCTTCATCTCAGGCATTGAAGCTACATTATAAAGTGCTAGAGTAGGAGCACTAAATGTTCTGCCATTTGTATAAACAGCAACATCCATATAGTCTCTAACTTTCTTGTCCTCTAGAAGAGTTAGTGCATACTCTAAAGTTTGATCAATTAAATTCTCGTTTAGATACTGCTCTTGAGCATCCACATCACCTGGAAAATATGATTGAACAGCTTCAACCATCTTCGTAGCCTTATACATCATGTCAGGAGTAAGTGACATGAATTGGGAGACAATAGATAAATCCATATTCTGTACGTTATTGAAGTTCTATTTATTATTATTTATCTTTTCGTTTACCTTTAGTAAACGATTTAACTGGTTCAGTCGGATGCATTCGTTGTATATATTCACGATATTCATCTGTACCAATTTCAAGTGGACCTGGATGATAACTTAAATCCTTAATCCAAGTGCGATGAATTTTCTTTTGCTCATCGACAAAAATAACATAATTAGATCCCCTCGTAACAATTTTTCCAGATATTCCAGTTACAGAATCTATTACTTGTTCTCCAAGGTTATAAATGTTTCCCTGATAGTATTCTTCACGAAGATTATCAATATCTAAACTTGGAGATATTTTCCAAAGATCTTCCTTTAAATTCAATGCATTTCTAACTTGTCTGTAAATTGCACGGCATTCTTTTTTGCTTACGTTTCCAGGGAGACCCTGTTTAAAAGTTTCATAGTCATTTTCAAGAGCAGCTTTACGCATCATAGAACTAGTAATTCCTTCAGTTTTATCTGTATCTGGATCAGACATTCCAGCACCAACAACTTCTACTCCATAAAAATCATAAACACTTCCATTATATTTCTGTGCTATTTTTTCATACTTTTGTACGTTTTCATCACCACATACAATAACAACATGGTGATATCCCTCGTCATGTAAAGATGTTAGAATATCATAAATGTTATCACCATTCTCAGGATCATTAACAATATTTTCAGCATGATCTGGGAAAATATGCTGAAGAATATTATACTTAGTTTTAAAATCTAATGGATTTTGTTTTTTATCTGATGTACGACTTGGATAAATTTTATACTCTGCTTCAAGTTCTTCTGCTTGTTCTTGAACTGCATTAATCAGATTTTCATGCCCTAGGGAAGGAGGATTAAATCTACCAAAAGTAATAACCACCGCAGGACCATCACCATGCTGAATTTCTTCAGGTGGCTGTTCTGCGGTGGTTTGAGCTGGTTGCTGGGCTGGTGGTTGAGAAATATTTTGAGCATCTGCCATTGAAGATGGTCCCATAAGAGGCTGACCATCTTTTAATTTCTTCTTATCACTTTTTGAAATAGGGACTAGTTTCTGTCCACCATTTTCACTTTTAGCGACAATATCTCCTTTGGCATTAGCATAGTAACCTTTCCCAAGGTGTGTATAACCTTTTTGTTGGGCTTCTTTGCCAGCAGGAGTTCTTGCTTCTGTTATAAATTGTCTAAAAGTTTTCATCAAAAACAAAAGTTCTACATCTATTATTTAGGTGAGAACTTAGTTGCGACAATGGTTTTTGCAGTGTTCATATAGTTGCTCAATCTGTAAAATTCTTCAAAACTTTTTTTGTATAACTTAAAGAACTTTAATCCATATGGAGATTGCTTATCTTTCCCCATAGCTTTAGTGTAATATTCTTCAAATGTATCTAGTTTATTTCCTGTTTTTAGGAATGACTTGAAAATAATAAAGAGATAGAAAGTTGGAGTCTTATGAACAAAGCTAATGAATGCAGAGTTTTTGCTTACTGCTGCCTCTGCATTCTTGATAGCAATATTAAATTTTTTGTGTTGAGATACTGTAAATCTAAATGAACTACCCAACGATCTAATGTGATGTATTTCTGCTAAGATTTCAGCACAACTTTTACCAAATAAATCTGCTGGGTAGTTATTTGTCATCAGATGTCTCCTTCTTTACGATTTTCAGAATGAAATACTCGGAACATCCCTTCTGGATATCGAGCAGTTAATTTTTCCACATTGGTCTCTAGAACTTCTTCAATATTGGTTCCGAGGGCAATGCAGCCCTGTGCAATGTACCACATAACATCACCAAGTTCTTTGATCATGTGGATACGAGATTGTTCGTTGTATGGTTTGCCTTGGAATGCAATTTTTTTAGCAATCTCTGCAAACTCCCCGCCTTCTGCAGTAAGACCAATAGCAGCAGTCAAAAGTCGATTCAAGTCAACACCAACCCCGTTTATGTTGTCTTCAGGCACCTTACGCTCAAGTCCATTTACCCGATTAATAAATTCTTCTGGGTTGCTTGATGCAAGGCTTGTAGTATCACCAACAAATTCTTGATATGCATCGAGACTAACTAGCTTTTTTGTCATACTTTAAAACCTTCAAATGTTCGTTGTTCTTTTGAGAATTTGACTTCGTACTCATCATCAGATGATCCACTTGTCTTGATCAGGGATTTTTGAGCACTGTCCTCCAAATTATACAGCTTCATCTTCGATCTGTCAATACCCACGACGAACCTCTTATGAATGGTGGGGTCGTTGTAACGGTTCTTCAACTGCTTGACCATGATCTGGTTAAGCCCCTCTAGCTCCTCCGTGCTGATTAGTGCAAACATGAAGTCTGCAGTGGCAGGAAGGCCAAAGGATTCGCTGGTATCAGTTAGTTCAACATCAGAGTTTCCATAGCCACTGCGAGTGGTTTGGGTGGCACTGACGATTGGTACGTTGCACTCAACGGCAAGACCACGCAACTCTTCAGCAATAGCTTTTACATATGTATATGAGTTTACGATGGATCCTTTATATCTTGATGAAGCACAAATATTTAGATAGTCGATAAAAATAATATCTGGCCTAAAACCCTTTTTCAATGCTAGATCATTCAAAAGTGCCTTGAAATGTCCAACATGAGCAGATGCAGTAGGGTATTCTTTAATGATTAATTTACCCCTTGTTTTTTCAGATAACTTAAATAGCTTACCCTCGTATGTACTCTTTGGAAGATTTGTAATATCTTGAATAGGAACATTCAAAAGATTTGCATCAATTCTTTCAGCAATTCGCTCCTCCGCCATTTCAAGAGTGATGTAGAGAACGTTGCTGCCTTGCAATAGGACGGAAGAAGCCACATGGCACATAAAGAGACTTTTTCCGACACCCGTACCAGCCAAAGCGACATTGAGAGTCTTATTAGGCAGACCACCTTTTGTGATCTTGTTAAAAAGTTCAATGTCGAATGGAATTTTATCTTCCTTCTTGTGGTAAAAATCATAACGAGATTCCGAATCTACTATGTAATCATGTCCAATATGGTCATCAAAAGATACTGATAGTGCGTCTGAGAGGATAGATGGTATAGAATCTTTACTTCTGGTTTTATCTTTACCATCAGCAATTTTAACTGAGTCTAATAGAGCCAAATAAATGGCTCTATCCTTACACCATTTTTCAGTTGTATCCAGTAGCCATTGTTGATCGAATTTTTCTTCCTTCAAATCATTTACTAGGTTGACTGAAGTTTGAAAAGCATCATCTGAAATATCTTTTCGATTCTCAATTTCAATCTTCAATACAGATTTGGTTGGAACGTCATCATATTTCACAACATATTTGTGAATCTCCTGGAATACAATTTTTTCTGGGAGGAGTTCAAAATATGTTTCCTTAATAAAGGGAATTACTTTTCTTGTATAGGTTTCATCATAAATTAAATTTGAAAGAATTTTAGATTCAATTCGATCCATCAAGCATCATCTCCATCAAAAGTTTCCACTGTACCGTAACTATACTCCTTCTTGGCGCATTCGTCAAGTGCCTCCATCACTTCGGGGGTGAAGAATTTCTCAGGCTCTGAAAGAATAGCCTTAGCATAAAACTTCCCGCCATTAATTTCATAACGACCCCCAGATTTAACGAAGACTCCGTACTTCTCACCCAATTCCAATAATCCATAGTACTTGTCAAGTCCACGCTCATCATAGAATAGCCTCGTTTCAATTAGTGAATTTTCTTTAGTAAACCTAGACTTAAATGCTTTGCACTTGATGATGTTACCTACTACTTCAGTCCCATCTTTCTCTTTTGATTTTGAAAGATAGATGATAGTAGAGGCAGCATACTTTAGACCAGAGCCACCACCCATTTCTTTAGTTGGCATGTATGAACCAATTACATCATAGGTGTGGTTGGTCACGATCATCGGGATGCCTGCAGTGCCAAGCTTGAGAGACAGGATACGGAACACAGATTTGATAACCTGTGAGCGGGTCATGTCACGGGTTTCCTTGCCCTCAGTGGCATCCTGGATCTCCTTGGTAGTCGCAAGCATACCCAGAGAGTCTAGCACAAACATCAGTGGTGGGCGATCATCCTTCTTGAGTTTCATGTACTCATCTACGACCTTGATGGACTGAGTACGAAACTCTTGAACAGTAGATACTGGAACTAGACCAACACGCTTGGCATCAATACCACGACTGGTCATCATTTCTTTAGTGATAGCAGATTCAGTCTCAAAGTAAATTACTTCTCCAGTAGGATTTTGTTGAAGGAAATATTTAACGATTGAGAGAGCGAAGAAAGTTTTTCCAGTAGATGACTCACCAGCGAGAGCTGTAATCTTGTTGTTAGGTAGCCCCCCAAAAATACTGCCACTAAGGAGAGCATTAAAGATATAGCTCCCAGTGTCAACAAAGCCCCCACAATCTCCTGCGGCGACTCCATCTTCAACGATTCCTGCGTACTCATTGTCCAGTTCCTTAATAACACTATTTAAAAAACTCATAGTAACCTCTGTAAATTATAGAAATGCTTCTAGTGTACCACGTCTTTCGGATACCCATCCGATTGAATTCAATACAGAGTTTAGTGGTTCAAGGAAGCTCTTGGAGAATTGCATATTATAGTCAATATACTTTTCTAAATTAAACTCTGCAGGAAGTGTTTGGAAATATGAAATTACATTTTCCTGAATTGGATTGGGAACTTTCAAGTATACAAACTTGATCTTTTCCCCCTCTTGAATGTATGGATATTTCCTATTCAATTTTTTAGTTTTGATCAAATGATTATACAGAATAGCTCCACGTACTTGAATTGGAGTTCTATCTGCATACAAAGTAGAAGATCCTTTGTACTTATGAAGATTGTTAAGACTTCTTGGGAATGAGATGTCTACAATATCCTGCTTCTTTGTATCTGACTTGACTTGGTTGATAAAATTAATCAGAGTGTCGTTGTCCTTTGTTAGGATAATTTGGAATGCCTTGAATAATTTATCTCTGAAGTACGATGGAGTAGATGATCTAGCAGTTTCTAGTCCCATGATTTTCATCTTAGGGGTTTCGTATCTCACACCCTCCGAATCCCAGACATTGAGCATGTAGCGTTTCTTTGCAGTCCAAATCCCTTTGTCTGCGATGTTCTCTCGCTTCATCTTCATCTTCTGGTCGTATGCATTTACATACTTTGCCAGTTCTTGGTAACAACTTTCAATATAAGGCTCAAGTTCCACCTTACAGATCTTATCAAGGAACCCGACAACTTTTTCAGGAGTTTCCTCTCGTCCCTTGTATATAGTTTGAACCAAAGGACCCAAATTAAGGTAAATGGAATCAGTATCAGAAGCAATGACATAATCTTCACCATCCGTCTTCAGCAATTTATTTAGATATGCATTCATTTTGTTCTCAATCCAGCGGATTGATACTTGCCCAGATAGGGTAATTGCTTCTGCATTAGTGATTAGAAAATACCTAAAGTATTCGTTTCCAATCGCACCATAAGCAGAGTTTAGTGCAATCTTACGAGCCATCTGGTTATTTTCATATCTTGCAATATCTTTGAGATGTCGCTTATCCTTAGTCTCCTCATAGAGTTTTTTTGATTCAAGCATCTTCTTTTTAAAGATGACTCGATCATCATACATCTTTTGCATCAACTTTGGAAGAAACCCCATCTCATGGGTATCATACATTGCACCATTTGCACAGACAGATGCACATTCTAGAGAACTTGTATCTACTGATTTTTGTAGGATTTTATCTACTGTGATGCCAAAAAATCGTTCAGGTAGTAAAGTTTCTGGTGAAATATTATACTGCATAATCAAGTGTGGATATAGTGAGTTCAAGTCGAAACTCACCACCCAATCATGCTTACCAATTAGAGGATCCTTTACATAAGCTCCTTCGTATGCATAATCTTTCTTCTGACTAATCTTAGGAGGAACTACAATATGCCTTTGCTTCAAGTAGTTAAAGATAATATTGTCCCAAGTTTTTACCTGAGAATACACATCTTCAAAATTCTCCTTGGCATCATATGCCATAGTAATAGCCAGTTCAATTAGCTTCATTTTATCATCGAGACGATCTACAAGTTCTACATCACGAATGTTATAATCAATGAACTTCTGCCAATCCCTAGTATAGAATTCTTTGAAGTTTTCAAACTCAGAGTGATCAAGCTTTTGCTCTCCCAGTTCCACTTGAGCAATGTAATCAAGTCGGTAAGATTCCCTATTTGTATAAGTAAATTTCTTGTACAAATCAAGATAATCCAATACAGATAAACCTGCAATCTCATAGATGATATGAGCCCTGCCCTTGATTATCACTTCTTTATTGGTAGCAACTGTCCATGGAGAGATAGATTTCATGTGTTTGGTAGACAACACTTTTTCTAGTCTCCTCATAATATACGGAATGTCATAAAGAGTTACATTCCATCCAGTTACAACATCAGGAGTATTTTGAACCCACCAATCAAGAAAATTTGAAAGCATTTCTTGCTCAGTCCAAAACACTCTATACTCTACATCTGGTCTAGTATTTTCATACTCACGAACACCCCAAACAATAATCTGTTTAGTATTAATGTCTTTAATAGTGATGCAAAGCATCTCTTCAGCTGCAGCTTCTACATTCGGAAATCCGTTTTCACAAGCTACCTCAATATCCAAAGATACAATATGCATCGCAGAGATATCAAATTTTATCTCTTCTTCTGGAAATTGATCTGCCATGTATTGATATAAAAACCTTTCATATCCGTAGACTGTGAAGTTGTCTACCCCATCGTACTTCTTTAAAAAATCTTTTGCATCATTAGTCTTATCAAATTTAATAGGACTTACATATTCATTATTAAGAGTTTTGTACTTAGTGGGTTTTTGTGAAGAAACAAACAACGTAGGAGAAAAAGTATCTTGAAAGATTTCCTTTTCTCCGTTGTTGTATCCACGATAATGAACTACATCACGAATTAATTGTACGTTGGTGTAAAACCTCATTTAGCAATTAGTTGGGTGTAAAGAGTTAGAATTTCTGGACAAGGTTCAACAATGGTCATAATCTTGTCTGAATTGAGAAGGATATCTACATCTTCAGTAAAGAGTGGATACTTAACTAACTGAGCATAATCAGTCTGAATTGTAATATGTTCTTTACCATCTTTAATATTTTTTTCTTCTATAGTTCGTAAAAATACTGCATTGTCTGGAGGAAAGTGCTTATCTTGATCGTTATAATCCCAATAAGTTAAATCCAACACTCGATGTGGATTTTTCATGTATAGGGAAGGCTCTTCGTCTAACTCTTCATATTCACAAATAATATAGTCATTGTTGATAAGTTGAATTAGTTTAATATTCATGGCGAGATCCATGGGAACAACTCTATGTAGTATAGCATACCCAGGAGCCCTTGTCAAGTAAAAAGACCCAATCCCTGAAAGTTGCCAGGGTGGGTCTGTGCCGACGATATTTGGGGATTTCCCAACTCTATTTATTCTGTTAGGAGAGCCTTTTCAGTCTTGACTCCTGGAATGTCCCAGGTTGTTTTCTTTTGATGCTCTGGAATAATTCGTTCAATATCTACAGATAGTAAGCCATGCTCAAAATTTACAGAGGATACTCGGTGTTCATCAGAGAGCTGAATCTTGCGGGTAAATGAGCGTTTCGACAGTCCTTTATGTACATACTGTCTTGTAGTATCTCGTTCCTCAATTTTGCTGGCAATTGTGAGAACGTTCTGTTCTGTAAAGACTTCAATCTCTTCTGGTTTAAATCCTGCAAGAGCGACCTCAACTGTGTAGTTACTGTTGTCATGTTTGACGATGTTGTAGGGAGGATAATTTACGTTTACCGAATTGTGCATTGTATCCAATCGGTTAAACATCTCATCCAGACCTACAGCGAGTGGAGCGTAATCGTTCCAAAATGAGTCTAGTGATTGAGTGGTAAATTTCATTTTCTGAATCTCCTTAGTAAGCGAGAGTTGTTTTTAGAGACCCCGAAGGCGTCCCTTCACAATTATATATATGAGACTATTAAAATTGCAAGTTCGGATGACCGATAATAAATACATTATAATCCGAACAACCTAATTATGTTATCAACTCAATATCGTCTTCGTCTTGAATTTATATGCAATAGAATTGCAACTCATCAGGAAGTTCAATTAGAAGACATGATTTGGGCTGAAAAATTAGCCAAAGTAAATCGAACTGCAGGTAAAATACTTCGTCAAGCAAGAAGAAAAGCAGAAAACCCTGATATGCAAGAAGGAGATATGGATGATTTTTTAAATCAACTCGATATTGGCGGCACTGGACATGAGCGTTTTGGTAAAAGTAGTTTTGATAGTGTTGATGATATTGTAGATTTTTTTACAGAAGACAAACCAAACGACTGGAGACAACATGATTGACACTTTTTGGTATACAAGTTTTGCAATTTTTGCAATTATAGGTTATATAATTATAGTTGATAAGAATGTTGCAACTTATATAATACTACTATGTAAATTGTTACAAGTAAATGTAATGAGGTTTATATTTTGGATTAAATTTTATCCTAAACTTCGTTACGACACATGGAAATTAAAAAAAAGTATGGCAAAATTTATTGCGGAAATGAATCAAGAAAAGTCACAAAAAAATAATATATAAAAATTGTATCAAATGTTACAAAATTAATTGCATATATATTATACGTTCATCTGCTATTTGCGAATAGCGAATGCAGACGGAAGTAAGCCGACTCGGAACGTAGCCGTTCATCGGGAAACCGACGCAAAAGCCGACTGAAGGAACGCTCTTTAACTAAACACTAAGGAGAATCCCTATGTCAATCGCAACTTATCGTGGGTGCAAGTATAATACTGACACCACTAAAGAAGAATATCGTCAATGGTATTCTAAAACACATGCTCCAGCACATCCACAAAATACATATCGTGGAGTTGCATACCGTCCTTGTAATAATCAGGAGGTAGCAAAATGAACTGGTTAAATGTTATTCGTAAACAAATTCAAAAACAAAATCGTCTACGTCAAGCACAACTTGCAATGGCGATGAAATAAAAAAAGAAGGGGGTCTCACGACCCCCTTTTTCATTCTGGTTGTTTCTTTTTACCAATATTATATTTACTCTCTAGAGTCCATTCTGGTTTATCTTTAAATGATAGAACTTTAATTTGACTTAGGGGTGCAGCATCTGCTACTTGATCAGCATTTATAATCTTCACAAGACCCCAATCCTGAAGTAATTGAGCAATTCTATTTTTTCTCTGAACATCATTCAGAAATAAATTAGCTCGTTTACCATCAAGTGCAAACAGCTCTTTAAAGTGTACAATATAATATCTACCTTGTTTATGAAGAATGTGGCAAGATTGATATAGCTTTTTTTCTTTTCGTGATGCAACTCCAATGCGAGTTAGAGTTTCCCTGACTTTTAGAAAGTCATCTGGCTCAGTTAGAGTTACTTCAACCATTTGATCTGGCGACCAACTCACTTCACTATCAACGTTCATT